ATGGAGACATCGCGGGTCTTATGGCAAGAACTGACAGCGAAAGAGATCCTTGGTTCTCTCCTGCCGGTTTCAACCGCGGCGTTATCAAGAATGTTGTTAAGACTGCTTGGACACAAACAAAGGCGAACAGAGACGATCTTTACAGAAAAGCTTTAAACCCTGTTGTTACATTCCCAGGCCAAGGTACAGTTCTTTACGGCGACAAGACATTTGTTACAAAACCAAGTGCCTTTGATAGAATTAATGTAAGAAGATTGTTTATTGTTTTAGAGAAAACTATTGCAACAGCATCTAAGTTTACATTATTCGAAATGAATGATGAATTTACAAGATCACAATTCGTATCTTTAGTAGAACCTTTCTTGCGAGAAGTTAAAGGTCGAAGAGGTATATTTGATTTCTTGGTTGTTTGTGACTCTACAAATAATACAGCACAGGTTGTAGATAGTAATGAATTTGTGGGTGACATCTTTATCAAGCCTGCAAGATCTATCAACTTCATCCAGTTAAACTTTGTTGCTACAAGAACTGGAACAGATTTTGAAGAAATTGTTGGATCTGTATAATAATCGTTATAAATATAGTTAAAATTTTAGGAGAAAACAATGGCGTTTGATATCGCATCATTCAAATCAAATCTGCAAAAGGGCGGCGCTAGACCCAATCTGTTTGAAGTAGAAGTAGGAAATCCTATTGATGGTTCTGCAGACAGCGTATTTCGTTTTCATTGTAGAGCTGCTCAGTTGCCGGCATCAACGATTCCCGCAATCGATGTTCCTTACTTTGGAAGACAAGTAAGAATCGCTGGAAACAGAACATTTGAACCTTGGACAGTTACAATTCTTAATGACGAAGATTTCTCAGTGAGAACTTCATTAGAAAACTGGATGGGTGGAATTAACGATCACGCATCGAATCTACAATTTAATAATCAGACAAGTTATAAGAATAGAGATTCTAAAGTTGTTCACTATGGAAAGGATGGTTCTGTTATTGCAACTTATAAGTTTGTTGGTATTTTCCCAACAGAATTGGGTGCAGTAGAACTCGCATGGGATTCTAATGACCAGATTGAAGAATTCACTTGCACATTTGCATATGATTACTGGTTACATGAAGAGGCTGCCGGAGGAGTTCAGATCAGCGTTAGTCTATAATATTTCCTAATTTACGCAACTATTTTTTTCATTATAAATAGTTGTATAGATTTAAGGTGATGTTAAATGGCTATTAAACTTTTTGGATTCAATATATCTAGGAGTTCGGAGGAGAACAAACAAGTTCGTTCCTTCGTTCCTAGAGAAGATCAAACCGATGACGGTGCATTAACAGTTCAAAGTGGGTTCTCCGGAACCTACTTAGAATTGGAAAACAATGCTAAGTCAGATTCAGAACTTATAAACAAATATCGTGAAATGGTGATGCATCCAGAAGTGGAGATTGCCGTTGACGATATCACATCAGAAGCGATAGTCCATGACACTATCGAATACCCCGTCAAAATTCACACAAAGAATATTAAGAGTGCTTCTCTGAGAAAAACTATTGAAGAGGAATTTAATAATATTCTAAAACTTCTCAAGTTTAAAGAAAGAGGATATGACATTTTCCGAAACTGGTATGTTGACGGAAGACTTTTCTATCATATCATCATTAACGAGTCCAAACCAAAAGATGGAATTAGAGAACTCCGAAGTATCGATCCTCGCAAAATTAAAAAAGTAAAACAAGTTAAGAAAGATAAAGTGTCACCGCAAGATCCGGTAAACACTGCCGGGATAGTTTCTAATCAAGAAGAGTATTATGTCTACAATCAAAAGGGAATTGTAAATGCGGAAGGTGTTTCTGGACTTCCTATTACTGTCGATTCTATTTGTCATGTCACATCAGGACTTAAAGATGGCCGCAGAAACTATGTCGTAAGTCATCTCCATAAAGCAATCAAGCCCCTCAATCAGTTGAAACTGGTAGAAGACTCCGTTGTCATTTACAGATGGACAAGAGCACCAGAAAGAAGAGTGTTCTATATCGATGTTGGTAACTTGCCGAAACAGAAAGCGGAACAATATCTTTCTGAGATTATGACTAAACACAAGAACAAGATTGTCTATGATGGAACTACTGGCGAAGTCAGAGATGATAGAAAACATTTATCGATGTTGGAAGATTACTGGTTCCCTCGCAGAGAAGGTGGTCGAGGAACTGAGATTGAAACATTGCCCGGCGGTACGAATCTGGGAGAGATGGATGATGTCAATTACTTCCTCAAGAAATTATACAAGTCTCTTAATGTTCCTATCTCAAGATTAGAACCAGAAAACACTATGCAGTTGGGAAGAGCTCAAGAGATATCTAGAGACGAATACAAATTCAACAGATTCATCATACGGCTGCGAGATAAATTTTCAGATCTATTTACCGATCTATTGAAGAAGCAACTTATCCTTAAAGGGTTTATCAGTATAGATGAATGGAAGGAGATGAGTCAGGATATTATATTTGACTTTACTCAAGATTCATATTATACAGAAATCAAGAATGCAGAAATGCTACGAGACAGGATTGCTTTGGTTGCAGAAATGCAAGACTATATTGGTAAGTACTACTCTAATGAATGGGTGAGAAAAAATATTCTTAAGATGACTACAACCGAAATTAAACAGATGGATACTCAGATTAAGAAAGAATTGGAAAGTGAAGAACCTCAAGACCAGCCACCGCCAGGAAAAGATGGCGAAGATGGGGAAGAGGGCCAACAAGATAATGAAAACAATCTCATATAGGAGCCTAAAAAATGAGTGACAACGAAGAAAATATAAATAGTAACTTAGATGTAACAACTAGTATTGTTGATGATATTGTTAATGGCGAATTAGCAGATGCTCAGAATACAATCAAAGGTATACTGAGTCAAAATATGGCCGACGAAATCGAAGGTCATAAACAAGAATTTGCGGCGACTCTTTTTCAAGATGAACCAGAAGTTGAGGTAGAAGATACTGAAGAAACATCTGCAGAAGTCGAGACAGAGGTTGCAGAAACCGAAGAATAGGAATTACTATGAAGACTTTTTCTCAATTTTTAGAAGATGATTTAGACGAAGCGGTAAAGCGCAAAGTCGTTATCCGTGGCGGAAAACGCAAGATTAAGTTTAAGTCTGATCGAGCTGGTTATAAGGTTGACGGCAATAAAAGAGAAGTCAAAATTTCTGCATCAGATAAAGTCAAAATGAGTCTGAGAAATAAAAAGTCTGCTCGAAAGAGAAAGGGCAAAGTTGCAATTTCTAATACTCGCAGAGCAAGGTCAATGGCCAAACGTACAGGAACATAGACATGAAACTAATCACAGAAATTTGCGAAGATCTTATTGTTGAAGAAAAGGGAAAAGACCTCTATATTGAAGGTGTGTTTCTTCAGTCAAATGTAGAAAATAGAAATGGCAGAGTGTATCCAAAAGAAGTTCTTGAGAAAGAAGTCAAGAGATATACAGAAAATTATATTAATAAAAACAGGGCATTCGGAGAATTGGGTCATCCGGATGGGCCCTCTATTAACCTTGAAAGAGTTTCCCACATGATTAAATCTCTCAAACTTGAGGGCGACAATTATGTCGGTAAGGCAAAGATTATGAAAGAAACTCCTTATGGTGCAATAGTATCAAATCTTATCAAAGAAGGTGCGTCTCTTGGTGTTTCTTCTAGAGGTATGGGAAGTGTGAAGTCTACGAAGGAAGGAAACAATGTAGTACAGGGTGATTTTTATCTTGCGACAGCGGCTGATATCGTGGCGGATCCATCTGCTCCTGATGCATTCGTAAATGGAATTATGGAAGGAAAGGAATGGATTTGGGATAATGGTATTATCCGCGAAGCACAAATTGACAGTTATCGAAATGCAGTTAGGTCTGCAAAGTCTAAAGAGATGGAAGCTACTAAGATAGGACTCTTTGAAGATTTCTTCGAAAAATTGTCTAAAAACTAAATTATTATAAATATTTGGTAAAATCAACTCAATTAGGAGAATAATACGATGGCTAATGAACTAGAAGTCAATGAAGTTGAAGAACTAGAGAATTCAGTAGAGTCTGAAGAAATTTCTGAAGAGTCTCAAGACGAACTAGTTCAAGAAGTTTCTGAAGAACAAGCTGACGAAGCGGTAGAAGAAATTCTTGCCGAGTTAGAAGAAGAAGAAACTTCTGAAGAAGGTGAAGAAGAAGAGTCTTTGGCAGAAGGCGGTTACGGCAAGAAGAAAATGAAAGAAGCCGGCGACGAAGAAGACGAAGAAGAACCTAAGAATTCTTTTATGATGAAGAAGAAGGTCAAGAAAGAAGATATTGATGTATCAGAACACATTGATGCAATGTTGTCTGGTCATGAATTGTCAGAAGATTTCCAAGAAAAGGCTCGTACAATTTTCGAAGCTGCAGTTCTAGAACAAGTAAACAAAGAAGTTGAAAAGATAGATCAACAGTACGAAGAAGATTTTGAGAAGTCAGTTCTTGAAGTCAGATCACAAATTGCAGAAAAGGTAGATGAGTATCTATCTTATGTTGCTAAAGAGTGGTTAGAAGAGAATAAGGTTGTTGTTGAAAGCAGTCTTAAACTTGAAATCATGGAAAATTTCATTTCTGGTATGAAGACAGTTTTCGAAGAAAACTATATCGAAGTCCCAGAAGAGAAAGCAGATTTGTATGCAGAAGCAGTTGCTGAAGCAGAACAAGTCAAAGAACAACTCAATGAAGCAATCGAAAAGAATGTTAAACTTTCTAAAGAAGTTGAAACTGTTCAGAAAGATGGAATCATTAGGGATGTCGTGGAAGGTATGACTATACAACAGGCTGATAAGATTCGTTCTTTGTCTGAAGGTGTAGAATTTACTTCTGCTGAAGATTTTGCTGAAAAGGTTAAAGTCATTAAGGAAAATTATTTTCCAAGTGAAGAAACTGTTTCTAGTGAAGTTGTAGATGGCGAAGAAGAAGTTACTGCGGTTGAAGATTCTGAGGTTGTTCTTGAAGAACAAGCTTCTAAGAAAACTTCTGACCCTGTGATGGAGAACTACGCAAGAGCAATCTCAAGGTTCAGTAGAAAACAGTAAAAATCAAAATATTATAAATAATAACTGAAAATTAAGAAAAACTTGACAAAAACTTAATTGAATTAATCCAAAGGAGACTACGATGTATACAGAAATGCATTTGTCAGAGCAACTTCAAGAGAAGTGGAAGCCGGTAATCGAGCATCCCGATCTTCCCAAGATCGAAGATTCTTACAAGAGAGCGGTAACTGCTATGCTTCTTGAGAATCAAGAAAATGTTGCAAGAGAAGAAGCATCAATGTTGACTGAAGGGCCGATAAATGCAGTTGGTGGCGGTATGTCTCCAGTTGTCGGTGGTGAAGGCAACATTAAAGGTATGGATCCAGTACTGATATCATTAATCAGACGTTCTATGCCCAACCTGATGGCGTATGATGTTCTAGGTGTTCAACCTATGAGCGGCCCAACAGGTCTTATCTTCGCGATGAAATCACAATACGGCGATCAGGCTGGTGAAGCACTTTACAGTGAAGCAGATACTGCTTTCTCTGGTGCCTCAAGTCCTGTTCACAACGGAACTGACCCATTCAGTGGTGTCGCAGTAACTGGTTCCGGCGCATCTGCCGAACTTGATTACTCTGGTAGCGATTACACAACTGGTGGCCCTGCTGCTACTGCCAAGGCAGAAGCATTAGGAGACGGCGCTGTAACCGGAATGGGTACAGGCGGTCACTTCAATCAGATGTCATTCTCAATCGATAGAGTATCTGTGACAGCGCAATCAAGAGCACTGAAAGCAGAATACACTATGGAATTGGCACAAGATCTGAAGGCAGTTCACGGTCTAGACGCTGAAAGCGAATTATCAAACATTCTTTCTTCAGAAATCACTGCTGAAATCAACAGAGAAGTTCTGAGAACAGTATACGCAGTTGCAAAGCCTGGCGCACAAGCTGGTGTAACTACGAAGGGTGTTTTTGATCTAGATGCTGACGCTGACGGTCGTTGGTCAGTAGAGAAGTACAAAGGTCTTCTTTACCAGATCGAAAGAGAAGCAAACGCAATTGCTAAAGAAACTCGTAGAGGAAAAGGTAACTTGGTTATCTGTTCTTCAGACGTTGCCTCTGCTCTCGCCATGTCAGGTGTACTAGATTACAACCCTGCACTACAAACTAATCTTTCAGTTGATGACACAGGTCAAACTTTTGCCGGTGTTCTTAACGGAAGAATGAGAGTTTATATTGATCCTTACTTCACATCAACTTCCGGTTATGAGTTGTTGGTTGTAGGTTATAAGGGATCTTCACCTTATGATGCTGGTATTTTCTACTGCCCATACGTTCCATTACAAATGGTTCGCGCAGTGGGTGAAAATACTTTCCAACCTAAGATTGGATTCAAGACCCGATACGGAATTGTTGCAAACCCATTTGCATCAATGAGTTCTGGTTCAAACCAATATTACAGAAAGGTTGCCATCTCAGGATTGACAGCAATCGGATAGTCGATTACTTAAAATCTAAGTTAAAAAAGGGACTTTTAGTCCCTTTTTTTATGCCTAAAGTATTATAAATAGTAGTACGTTCACTGCAGAGATGCAGCGGAAGTAAGGAAGCCTGAAAACCTCCCACATCCTGTGGGGTTAGCAAGTAGCCTACCGGAGGCAAACGAGACCGAAAGCTTACTGAAGGAACGCTTTGAGAAGGGTGTGCGTCGAAAGACGTATGTACGAAATCGAAAAGAAAACTGGAGGTGCAATATGCTTTACCGAGGTGTAAAAGTAAATCCATCTAACGTCGATAATACCCCTACTGCCAGAGAAGGTGTCTATAGAGGAGTCAAGTGGTCTTCTAAGAATATAGATAACACCTTTTCTGCAAAGTCTGGAGTATACAGAGGTGTTAAATGGAATAGCAATAATAATTCTAAATAAGAAAATCTATTATAAATAGTTTGGTCGTTTAACGACTTCCATTCTTATTTAAATTATTAAAGAGCAATTCTTTATAAAAAAAGGTGATAGAAGGGGGCATTGCCCCCTTCTTTTTTGGGAAAGTCAAATACTTTTTTTATAAATATAAGAAAATCATTTTACACTGGAGAGAGAGAATCCATGCCTAATTCCAATCTAGTCAACGCAAAGAATAATATGAAGGCTAGAATCAGAAATCGTATTTCTGGTTCTAATCCAAGAGATTTAGGAAGACTTGCAAAATCTGCAAGATTTGTCGGTCTTACCGATGACTCAGAAGTCGAAACTGATATTGATACCGAAATGGCCGCAGCAATTCCTGCTGCATCTGTAGATGATCTAGTAGAAATGTCCGAAGGTCTTAAAGAATTAAGAACTGGTGCTGCGGATATGGGTAGAGTTTCAAATGCAGATAGTATCACAGAAGGCGGAAATAAGTTTTTAAATTCTGCAAGTGTTCAACCCGCATTGAGTGTCTCTGGAGATTTATCCTACGACAGTGGCGTTGTTTCTTATACCGCTCCTACTGCTTCCGCATTACAAGTTGTTGCAACAGTCGGCGATTTGCCCGCCGGTGCTTCTGCGGGAGATCAAGCAGTTGTTCAATCAAATAATAAATTATACATCAAAACTGCAGACGGTTGGTATGCAGTTGCATTAATCAATACCGCACCAACAGTATCTGGAAATGATGCAACATATACCCTCGCAACAGATCAAACTCCTACAGTTATCACACTAACCGCAACGGATCCAGAAAACGATCCAGTATCATTCTCATACGCAGTTACTTCTGGAGATCTTAATGGGACTACAGTAGATCAGTCAGACAATGTATTTACAATTACTCCACACGGAGTTCTTCCCGCTACATTTGAGTTGACATTTTCCGCAAATGACTCAGTGAATGTCGCGACAACAAGTCCATCAAGTTTTAGTCTAACATTTGCAGCAGATTTATCTACATTATCTGCTTCTCCTACTCTGACTATTCTGAATCCGACTCTTGGTGGGCCAGCAAGTCACCACGGAACTTCTACAGGGGCAGGGAGTGATAGATTCGGTCAAGGCGTTGCAATTTCTGGAGACATTTTAGTTGTTGGTGCTCCATACGATTCTGGGCCTGGGCCCGATTATTCTGGAAGTTCTGGGAGTGTTTATGTTATAAATGTAAATACTGGAGTAGTTTTACATCACATACAACACACAGATAACGCTGGAAATTACTACGGAGATCAGTTCGGCAGGAGTGTCGATATAGACGGAGATAATATCCTCATAACCGCTATCGGAGAAGACGCTGGAACAGGGAATTGGACGAATGAAGGTAAAGTTTATTTGTTCAGTGCTTCTTCCGGAAACTTAGTTCATACATTTGATAACCCACTAAGTCCTTATTCTGGTGGAGGAAAAACTTTTGGCGATTACCATAGTCATTCGGGATCTATAGGAATCAGTGGTAATCGCGCAGTTATAGGATTTCCCGCCAATGACGCTGCATATGTTTATGATGTAACAACAGGAAATTTAATAAAAACTATTACTCCGCCTAGTGGGTTTTCGTGGAGTAACGACAATTTCGAATTTGGTTTCCATGTTGCAATAGACGGAGATTTTGTTGCTATTAGTGGGCCGGACAATTCTCAATTTTCGAGCACTGGGGGTATAGTATCGGTTTGGAATCTTGGAACCGATGACTGGGTTCATGACAGAGCGTTATATCCTTACCCAAATAGACACGATGGAGATATGTTTGGATATAATGTCGCATTGGGCGGAAACAAACTTTTTATTGGAGAGTTAGTTCAAGGTTCAGACAGCCCTGATTACGGAGGAAAGGTTTACGCATATGATTTGAGTAATAATAGTTTATCGATGGCCTCCACTTTATGGACAGTTCGTTATCAAGATTTGCCAGGAGCTTCAAGCGGTAGAGCACAATTTGGAAGAAATGTTTCAACAGACGGAACTTATGTTGTTGTTCCAACTCCTATGGTTAATAGTTCTGGCGGTTTCGCTTCGACGGCTGGAGAAGGTTTGGTTTATATACTTGACGCGAGCGATGGAAGTTTAGTTAAAACATTACAAAATCCTTCTACTAACCTCAATAGTGTGGGGGGGATGTTTGGGCAAATCGCAGATATTGATGGCGATACTGTTGTGGTAGGAGCTCCAGAGGAAAATTATCCCAGCAACACTGCAGATGCATCTGGTACTGTATACGTCTGGAAAGCATAATTTAAATAGGAAAAACAAATGTCAGATACAAATTTAGATCCTTCAATAACCGCCCTCACCAATAGGGCATCTACAGTTGCTGTCACTGCGACTGCAAGAGAGTTAATGAATATCTCAAGACTTGCTCCTAGTTTGGAACAATCGGAGAACACAGATTTAGAAGTTGCAATCAACGCAAGAGCAGAAGATCTGGCTCCATCCGCGACTGCTACAGAACTCAAGAGTATCGGCAAAGCAATCGGTAATGTTCTAGAACCAGAAACATTTGTCGCCGGCGGGACACTTCCAAATCAAGCACAAAACTCTGGTAACTTCCTTGCAACAAATGGAACTGCAGAATCTTGGGGTGGACTTTCAGTCTCCACTCTTAGTGAAGTCAATATATCTTCTATCATGAATGACGAAACCTTAGTTTATAATAACGTCAGTGGTCAATTTGAGAATGACTCGCAGGTTTTCAGAATTCAAGAAATCGGTTTAACAGAAAATATTCCTGCTTCCGGATCGTTTGAAGGACAGGTTGTTTTTGATCAACAAGCATCAGAACTTAAATACTGGGACGGATCAGAATGGAAGACTGCAGCGGTTGTTGCAGCTGCCGGCGGTTCTGGAGAAGTGGTTTGGTCTAACGCAGAAAACAACATAGTTGATGTATCCGGCAGCAATTCTGCCCCCTTCAGCGGTAATGCTTATGCCTCATTATATGGTTATAATCTAGTTGCACATACTGGACTTGATGGCAAAGATTATTATGTCGCATTTGGTGAAGGATCACATGACGGTAATGGATCTCATGAAATTTATAATATGACAGATGGAGTTTCTCTTGGGTGGTCTGACGGTGGCGGTGGAGCTCCTGCTTATGTTACTACGCCGAAACGTGGAACTGGTATGATGGATGCCTCTTCGTATAATGGGGGAGATTATTATTGCTTCCTCGATAACAATGGAGCGTTCGTTAAAAGACTCGTGCCTGGAGAGTTTACCTCGGCTCATCAAACTCAGGGAGGCGGAAATTACTTAAGTCTTGCTTCAGGATTTACTGACTGGATGTGGCATATTAGAATGCATGGGCAACACTTATTAGTAACAAGACCGGGCCACGGAACAGTCGCGTGTATTGACTGGGCCAGCAATACTCTTAAATGGTTCGGAAATAAACAAAGCGGTGGACTTAATGTGTCTCATAATTATCCATATAACACTAACGATTTCCCTGCCTATAATTCAGATATAGGAGAAACATATGCCGCGATTCAAGATATGTACGATCATAGAGGTGCTTCTCAATCGGGAGCTATTTATATTGTAGATATTCAAAGTGGAAATGAAGTTGCTAGACTTGAGGATCCAAATCCAAGAGTAAATGGTAGGTTCGGAGGTGATGGGGGTACTTTGGGTGATGCGATTAGAAATAACGCAATCGCAATATCAGGGGATAAGGTTGTGGTTGGTTCTCCCATTGATGGAGCAGGAAAAGTTCATATTTTTGATATGGCCTCAGGAACACTAGAGTTTACCATCGACTCTTCTACCCATGCAAGTATAGCCACTCAGGTTGACGGAGATACTAGATTTGGAGATGACATTATTGCTCACGGAGATTATGCATTAGTTTCTAAGATGTCTTATGTTTATGTGATTCAAATATCTACAGGACAAGTAGTTTTTGAAACTTCTTCTCTTGGCGCTAGGACATTTGGATTCACAGGAAATACTCTTGTTGGTGGATGGATAGGTAGTTTTACAACGAGATACATGAAACCATAAAAAAAATTAATTTAAAGGAAAATTAAAATGGCGAATACATTTACTTCGAGAGATACTCTCAAAACAAAACTATTGGCCGCAGTAGGTTCCGCGACCACTGCAGACCAGATCGTTAAGTTGTCTCGCTCAATTGAAAAGGCAAACCTAGACGATGATGCAGATCTAGAAACCGCACTGGATACAAAAGTATCTGCGATGGCGACTAGTGCGTCCACTGCAGATATTGAGAAACTTGCATTCGGTGTTAAAAAACTCAGAACTCCGCCGTCCGCTGTAACTCCGACATCTAGTATGGTTGCGGAAGGTTCTAGTAATCTCTATGTAACTGACTCTAGAGTTAGAAGTTCATTCAGTGCTGCCGGAGACTTATCGTATAACGCTGGAACTGGTGTCCTATCTTATACTGCATTGCCAGACGCATTAACGGTTTACTCAACAGTCGCAGATTTGCCTGCGAGTGGAGTTGCTGCTGGTGCAAAGGGAATAGTTGAAGAGAATAAAAAACTCTATATCTTTACTGGTGCATCGTGGGTTGGTGTAGGATTAGTTGACCAAAAACCAAACTTCACAGCAACTCCAGATGGTTCATACACACTAACGCCTGGCGGTGATACAGTTATCACATTGTCTGCTACTGATCCACAAGGAGACCCTATCACATATAGTTATCAAGTAACTGCAGGGGCTTTGGGTGGAACTACAGTATCGCAAACAGATAATGTCTTCACTATCACAGGAAGTACGAACCCTGCGGATACCGCATCATTTTCAATAACATTCAGTGCGTCAGATGGAACTAATGTATCTACAACCACTCCTTCAGAATTTACAGTGCAATTTGCAGTCCCTGCAAAGATTGTTGTTGGTGCATATTTAGCAGATGCTGTTTATGTCTATGATCTAGATGGAACTAATGAAGTCAAGATCACCGCAAGTGATGCTGCTGCAAACGATCAATTTGGTTTCCATGTTGCAGTTGGAGACAATAAGATTGTTGCTGGTGCACGACACGACGCTGACGGCTCCGGTTCTGTTTATGTCTATGATCTAGATGGGTCTAATGAAGTCAAGATCACCGCAAGTGATGGTGCGGCCGGCGATTACTTTGGCCAGTCAGTTGCAGTTGGAGACAATAAAATTGCTGTTGGTGCGCCCGGCGCGCAAGCTAGCGGCTCCGGTTCTGTTTATGTCTATGATCTAGATGGAACTAATGAAGTCAAGATCACCGCAAGCGATGTTGCGGGAGGCGACAACTTTGGTTGGTCAGTTGCAGTTGGAAGCGGAAAGATCGTTGTTAGTGCATTATTCGACAATGATAACGGAAACCATTCAGGCTCAGTTTATGTCTACGATCTAGATGGAACCAATGAAGTCAAGATCACTGCAAGTGATGGCGGGACGAACGGTCACTTTGGTGGTGTACTCGCAGTTGGTGACAGTAAGATTGTTGTTTACGCGGAGAGAGATCAAAGTGGCAGCAGACCCGGCTATGCTTATGTCTATGATCTAGATGGAACTAATGAAGTCAAGATCACCGCAAGTGATGGAGTAGATGGCCATACTTTTGCTACAAGCATTGCAATCGGAAACAATAAGATTGTTGCTGGTGCACGACACGACGCTGCCGGCTCTGTTTATGTCTATGATCTAGATGGAACTAATGAAGTCAAGATCACTGCAAGTGATGGCAGTGGCGGCGAAGAATTTGGAAAATCAGTCGCAGTTGGAGACAATAAAATTGCTGTTGGCGCGTGGAAAGATGATAGTAATGGCTCTGTTTATATCTACGATCTAGATGGAACTAATGAGATTAAAGTTACTGCAAGCGATGGTGGATTTAACCATAGGTTTGGTAACGCAGCTGCAATAGGTTAAACGATATTATACGCATAACAGATTAATTTAAATAGGAAACAATAATGCCTAACAGTAATTTAGAAAACTCAAAGATTAACATGAAGACTCGCATTAGAAATCGAGTCCAAGCCGGTCAAACTCCAAGAGATTTAGGAAGACTTGCTAAGTCTGCAAGGTTCGTCGGTCTTTTAGATGATGCTGAAGTAGAAACAGATATTGACACTCAAATGACCGCAGCGATTCCTACTGCATCAGTAGATGATCTTGTAGAGATGTCAGAAGGAATTAAAGAACTCAGAGGTGGTTCTGCAGATATGGGTCAGGTTGCAACAACAGATAACTTGACAGAAGGTGGCAATAAGTTTCTCAAGGCAGAAAATGTTCAACCACAAATAGGTGTTGCTGGTGATTTGTCGTATGACAATGGGGTGGTTTCATACACCGCTCCTACTGCAACGGCCCTTCAAGTTGTCGCAACAGTCGGAGATTTACCACTAGACGCAACTGCAGGGACACAAGCAGTCGTTACCGCAAACAATAACTTATACATTAGAACTGCAGATGGTTGGTATGCTGTTGCATTGATTAACACTGCACCAACAGTATCAGGAAACGATGCAGCGTATACTCTTGCGACTGATGGTACGCCTACAGTTATTACAATGACCGCAACGGATCCAGAGAATGATCCAGTATCATTTTCACATTCAGTGACTTCTGGAGATCTCAATGGAACCACAGTGGATCAGACAGATAATGTTTTTACAATTACACCACACACATCTAATCCAGCAACATTTACTCTTGCGTTTTCTGCAGATGACTCGGTGAATGTTGCAACCAGTTCTGAATCTAGTTTTACATTAGCATTCGCAGTCCCTGCAAAGATTGCAGTTGGTGCACCCGAAGTTAGTACTGCTTACCTCTACGATCAAGACGGAACTAATCAAATTATAATAACTCCAAGCGATTCTCCAGCTTCGGCACAATTCGGAAAAGATGTTAAAATTGCTGACAGCAAGCTTGTTGTTTCTGCATGGTCAGAGAACGCTTATACTGGTTC